ACCGAGACCCAGAACAGGCGAGGGCGGCATTCGTAGCTGCAGCCATCGCCGCTGAGATGCTGATGGTCAAGGAAGAGTATATACAGGTGCGGGGCGAGAAGCGTCCCAAAGCAAAGCGCGGACAGCGGTCGTTAGACACGATCAGCCGAACTTAGCTTTGAGCCGTTCATATTCTTCACGCTCTGCGGCTTCTTCTGTCTCGTGCTGGTTGTCTTCTAAGCCATTTCGATAGCCAGCGTAGGCTTTCTCATAAGCCTCTCGAAAGAAATCGATTACGCGCTGATCGACGCCATAGCATTCTGAGTCTGCGAAATAGTTCACGTACATGTCAGTCTTCTCGGTGACGCCGAAAATGCTGAACTCTATTTTGATGGACGCCTTAAAGTCGCTCATCCCACCTTCTCCTGCTCCTTGAGGGCTGCGTCTATCATATGCTGCCAAATTTCTCTCACGGAGTTGGCATCCCTAATGGCCGATTGCCACCTTGCTTCAGTGCCAACATCAACCATCTCAGGCGTCGGTGTTCGCATGGCCTCGATTGCAGCTCGCGCGAATCTCCACGCTACATCATTGCTCCACGTCGCGCCGAATACCTCTAGGCATTCCTTGCGCAGCTCAGCACCAACGCGCTCAACCATGCTTTCCATCACAACACCCTCATCCTGTTCCCCTCAAGCATTTCTATCACCTTCTCAGCATCCATTGCATAGAGAGCGTTGACGATCTCGTCCTGCGTATACCGGTCATCCTGTAAGAGCAGCGGGCCGATCTCCAGAAGGCTTATCGGCGTTCCTCGCTCTGCCTTGCTGTTGGCGGCGTCTAGGATGGCTTGGCGGATGTCGGTCATTTTTGCTCTCGAGAGGTCCGTTCGGCATCATAGACCGGTTCGATGAACCTGTGGAGCAATACGTAAAGCGCCGCCCGAAGGCAGCGCAACGTACTGAATTATCAGTGAAAAGGATGGTGGGCGTGACAAGGATCGAACTTGTGACCCCTACGATGTCAACATTGTTCCCCTGCTTGCAACGCCTGAATCTGCGGGAAAAGAGCACTAAATATCCAGCCATTTGCGGCATACAATTCACTGTGTGTTCTCCTTTCTCGGTTCGGCGTGCCAAAGAGCACTACGTATTCAGAACTCTAGAGACGATGCCAAGCTTCGCAGGTGGTCTGGGCTATACCTTGCATAGACGCGCTCGGTGATCCGAGTATTGCTATGGCCCAGGAACTGCGAAATCTCACTCATCGAATGCCCGTCCTCTGCAAGCCAAACTGCGGCTGAATGGCGAAGCACGTGCGGAGAGACTTCCGGCAGTCCCGCAGCGATAGCGGCAGCCTTCAGCCCCTTCTTGATCGACTTCACCTGATTACCGCCCCACTCTACCACGAACGGGGACAGGGCCACATTCTTGGCCTCGGTCAATGCACCGAAAAGAACGTCGTTGATCGGGACGGTAGCGCGGCCCTTCCGCCTCGAGCGATCGAACGGGTTTCGCAGGTTGATGATCTTCCGGTCCAAATCGACGCGATCCCATGTCAGCTCGAGCGCGGCCGCGTTTCTGGCGCCGGTCGAAAGCAGTAGCCGGATCGCAAGCGCAATGTGCGGAACGTTGGCGCTCTCGAGCAGTCGCAGGGCCTCAACCCTCGAGATGTGATATTCCTTCGGGTCTGGCTTCGCCGGTCGCTCGATATGCGGCGCTCGAGCGATAAGACCGTTATTCTCCGCCCATTTCAAAACCATCCGCAGATGACCAAGTTCGGTATGTATCGTGCCGTCCTTGATCCCCGCCTTTCTGCGCTCGAGCGTGTGGGCTCTACAATCGTCCACAGACACGAGAACGCTCTCTAGCCCGCCGAAGCGAGCCTCAAGAGCCTTCCATGTGTGTTTCATTGTCTCGAGAACGGCCAGCCCCTCTTTTGCGTGGCGATAGCCGGTCCAAATATCCTTGACTTTCGTGCCTTTCGGCCTCGTCAGTTCCGCGTATCTAGACGTGGCGCGGCGGGACGCCTCTTTCGGGTCTGTTGTCCCAAGTCGATAACGTCGGCGGATTCCGTCCGGGTCATCCCAGGTGACGCAAAATTCTCCTCCGAGTCGGGTGAGTCTCCACTCTGGCATTCTTCGAACCTCTCCACGTCTTCTTCTTTAATTCGGATCAACTTGCCCCCCAATCGGAAGCAACGCAACTGACCGCTCGAGATGAGATTGCGAACATGGCGTTCGGAGCATTCCCATCGGTTTGCCAAGCTGGCTGGAGTGAATACTGTCACCGGCTCTCCCCCTCTGCTTTGCGTCGGATCGCTTCTGAGATATCCCGCAGGCAATCCTTGAAGAACGGGCGAGCGTGGCTGATCTCGCCATCTGACTGGTCGAGGACCGATCGAACGCCATCAACGATAGTCACCGCCTCTTCCAGCGCCGCATTGCGGGCGTTGGACAGCTCGGAGCGGAGGCGGGTGATCTCGCCGGCTGCCTGATCGAGCATGAGGCGGCGCGAATAAAGCTCGCCATTTAACTGAGCCACGCGGCGCAGCTCGCCGACAATATCAGTGAAATTTCCGTTCTCGTCGAGGCGGCTCATCCCTCCCCCCCATCGGTCTGCTTTGCGGTGAGGGCGGCGCGGTATCCGAACCATGCCCATTCGAACGCGATCACCAGTTCGTCACGCAGTCGGAACGGAGGTTCTGAAAGACCATGCTTTCTGAATAGGCCGACAACCTGCTTCCAAGTCTCGGCTGTCTCTCGCTGTAAGGGGGCTGAAACCGGTGGCTCGATCCCCTTCTCATGCGCCCCGCCTTCCGTTGCCTCTGGCTTTGGAGGATGGGCGTAGAGAGGAGTGACGCTGTAGCCTTCTGGCATTTCTCCGTTGATCCAAAAGGCTGACGCCATCGGGTCGTACTGAGTAGCCAATGTTACCCGCCGCCTTCCTTTCGGGTCCGTCACAATGTGAGCAACGGCCTCTGGCTTTGGAGTGGAGAGGAGTGCGATAGAGTAAGCCAAAGCAAGTTTCTCATTAGGCCCAAGCATCTTCTCTTCGCGCTTGAACCGCTCAAGAAAGTAAATCGCCCTCTCCGGTGTCATCGCCGTCAGTTCTTCCTCGCGCTTCATGGCTGTATCCTCGTCTTTGCAAAACCGGCGCTCTTGATCTTGGCGCGGCTCTCGGGCCAAATTCCCAAATGCTTTTTTCTGATCCGGTCGCATTTCGCCTGGATGGATTGCTCTTCCTTTGATTTCTCGCTGTGAGGCTGCTTTAGAACGGGTTGGAGGTTGCTTTCGCGATGCTCTCCGCCGCGCCACAGGGCCTTGATGTGGTCAACCTGCCATTCGTCGCCGGCCATGATCTTGCGGCCGGAAAGCTGGCAGACGCCGCCGAACTTCTCGAAGACTCGAAGGCGGATGCGCGGCGGTATTGCGGAATCGTCAGTCTTCCCACGCCATTCTTCAACCGTCCGCATTGGCGCCATCCCTGACCGGCCAAATGGTGATGGTCTCGCCGTGCTCGAGAGCTTCCCTGACGAGCCACACTATACCTTCATCGTCATGGTCAAACGGCGCGTGCATGCGCATCAGATGGCCATCGGCGTCTCTGGTCTCTGCCTGCCAGCCAGCCTTGCGGACCTCTTCGCTCGTCATGAGATTGATTGTGTTCGGGTTCTTCATGCCCGCCTCCAGATCCAGAACAGCCACGATCTGCGGCGCTGCTTCTTCATGTCGGATATCTCACGGCGAAGCTGGGCGGTGGTTTCCGCTCTCTTTTCGAGATAGGCGAGGGTGGAGGGGCGAGCGTGCGGATACCTTGCTACGTATTTTTGTATTTGTGTCATTCCGCACCTATTGCCTTACTATTTGTAAGCCAGGACCAGCTTTTCCCCCTATGGATGTAAGCAACTGTTGTTCTTCCAACATTGAAATTCTTTGCTATTTTTTTCTGACCGAGTTTTCCTTTTAAAGAATAGATATAAAGTACTAACTCAGAAGTTAGTTTTGAGGAGCCGCTACTTTCTCCTCTGCAAACTGTTCCATGAATTATTCTGTCTGCTTGGTTTTCTGTCGGTGTCTTCCACGACAAATGTTTTTTCGCAACGCAGCCAAGATGCCCATTTCCACATGAATGAGCTGCTTGATGTTCTGGTGTGGGCGGAGGGCCGTTCGTGTCTTCACAAACAATTCTCGACACACGATTAGACCGGCCATGGCTAGTCATCATGGCGTAGCCGTTGTGTAACTTGGCGTATGGCCAAATCAAGCATTCGTCCCCATCGTAAGTAAGGACCACTTCTTCATAAAATCTTCTGGGTTCCCCACTGCGAGTACGGGAAAACTTTCCAGCTAGAGGGTCCCCATACTTCCGCTGGTGATAGTAATGACTGCAGCAAAGCCCTTTTGCTTCTTGTTTCTTGCTGCATCCATCAACAATGCATGACATGTGCTTGCTCATGCTGCCTCCGTCATTTCTGGGGTCACGCCATACGTCTCGGCGATAAAGCGGAGCCCATCGTTCAAAAATTTTGTGAACTCCTCCTCCGTCATCGAGGAGAACGCGATGCTGCGCGGGATCATCACCGTCAGTTTCCCGACCATGACCGTGGTTGTGTAGCCGCACATCAGTTTTACCGTCTCGTGCAGAGCTTCAGCAGTCGGGCAGCACTCGGTGCTTTTCACGACCTCATGGAGGAAGGCCCACCAGAACCTCAACCGGCTCGGCACTCTCCCGGTGCGCACGTCGATGCGGACGCGCTCACCTTCCTTGATTTCGGCTATGCGCTCTCTGTCGGCTGCCATCTCGCCAACGAGGTTGGAGCCGTAGCGGACAACATAAATCGGAGCGGTTTCTGAGGACTTCTTGCTCATCTCAGCCCGCCATCAGCAGTTCAGCGGCGCCGTCTACCGTCTGCATGTCTGGGTCGTAGATCTTGCGGAGCGTGCTGATCTTGGCGCGGACCTCGTTCAGGAAGGCGACTACCTCCTGTTCAAGCTCCTCAATGATCTCAGGCACACGATGGACGCGGACACAGAAGAATTGCATAGCCTCTGGCATGCGGGGATCGAAGCTGACGAAATCGCACCACTGACGACCGGTACAGCACAATTGCCACTGGATCTGAGTGACATATTTCGCTGGAACAGCTTTGCTGATCAGAGTTTCTATGTGATTTGAAGTTTGTGGCGCCTTGATCTCGATCAGGCCGTCATCGCCAACCAGTCCATCGGGACTAGCATGTGTTCCAGCTATTGAGGGATGTCGGACAATGCCAACTTGCTTGACAGACACGTCCTTGTAGAACTCATAAGCGGCTCTGGCTTGTGGCTCAACTTCTGTTCCCCAGCGCATGGCGTCGTTGACGAATCTGTCAGCTACGGGCGCCCCAGTCAGGCGCTCAACAATAAGCTCTGCCATGAGGTTCGCTCTAGATGCCCCCCAGCCGGACTTGGTTTTGGCTATAGCATCAGCAACCCTAGATGCGCCGAGGCTCCCTGCGCGGGCATTCAGCCATTCCTGCGTTCCCTGGATCAGTTCTTCCATTAGACTGCCCTCGCTTCGTAAAATTTGCGCATGCTTGCACGTCTGCAGGTGCGACAGCCGCGCTTCCCGTCTGGTCTCTGGTAGAGATTGTCGCCACTTAGGAGGTGGCCCTTTGAGCAGTGCGTGACGGGCTCGGGACGCCTACGGTTCTTCGCCTGAACGTCCCTAGTGGCCCACACGCAATTGTCTGGCGAATAGCCACGGTCGTTGTCTTCACGCTCTATCGAATGTTCAGGGGACGGACGCGGCCCCATGTCGGCTATGAAATTCGCAAAATCCTGCCAGCTGTCGCATACCGTGATGCCCCGACCGCCGTAGTTCTCGTAGCCTTTTGTTTTGGGATCGGAACAGCGACGTCGCATGCCAATCCAGACTTTATATTCAGGCATGCGCTCGCCACGACGCGAACCGCCGTGGATAACGTCCCGGTTGCCTTGCTTGCAGCCGCAGGACTTTGTGTGACCATTCCGCAGGTAAACGCCGCGAACTTCCGTGGTTTTTCCGCACTCACACTTGCAGCTCCAGAAGGAGCTGGTATTCCCCGGGCGAGAAGGCGCTCGGCTCAATACCGTCAGAAAAGCAAACTTCTTTCCCGAAAGATTGATGAGTGCGCTCATCGTTGCGCCCTCTGAGATGCGAACCGATCCAAGGACGACATAGCCTCGTTGAATTTTGCCGATGGCATATCGATGAGAGATTCAATCTTCCATCGACCACAGAAGCGCTCGATATCAGCACCTACCTCGTCGATCTTTTCGCGAAGTTTAGTTGCCTGCTCTTCCGATACGGGACCATCGCCACCCGCAGCCCTGCCGTCGTCGTCGTGGGTCGCGGCCAAGCCGAGCGCCTGTGTCAGCGAATAGCGCTGGAGATACGTAAGGGTGGAGCCGATAGCCTGGATGGCGTTCTTGCTTCCAGACGTGTCAGGAGGGCCGGCCAGCGTCGTTTCCTCGAAGTGGCCTTCCTTGTGCGAGAGAACGCAAGTCACGCTGATGCGGTCGGTCTGGGACGTCTTGAAGCGGTATGAGAGGCCGAACTTGGTAATGATCGGATCAACCGCGCTGGCGATGGCCGCGAAGTCGGCATAGCGCTTGTCGTTGTGGCCCTTGGCGTTGCGGATAACAGGCTTGATTTCGGCCTTAGCGTTCGAAATGGCTTCATCGAAAGCCATGCGGGCCTGATTTGCCTGCCAGCGCTCCTGCAGAGCCATTAGCTTCGCCAGTGTGTCAGGATCGGCATTCGAGGACAGGGCGCGGTCCAGCATCTCAAGCGGGGTGATTGCGTTGCGCGGCGTGCGCGCCGGTTCATGCTCGATGGTCTTAACGGCGGTAGACATTTATGCTTGCCTCCTGATTGTTGAGATTGATCCGGTGCTGTTCTGGCGCCCCTAGCGTCGTCCACGAGACCCAGACGACGACCACGCACCACATGAGGGCTAGTGCCTGATTGAGCACGTTCCGCATCCGCTGCCGCTCAGCCTCATGCTTGGCATTGATGGCTGCTACACGGGCTATGGTGTCTGATGCGGAGGTGAGGTCAGAATGGAGGTCACGCATTGCGATTTCCTCCTGTTGCGATAGACCGACGATATCCGGACGCAATCGCCCAAACGGTATGCGGGGATATACCGAAGCGTTTGGCGATCTCCTTATTGCCTATGGTTCGGTGCAAGTCCCTGATGGTTTGGACGACTTCATCAGATATGCGGGAATACCCATTCCGCTCGCCATGATTGGAAGTTCCATGGATCACGCGATCCTGCTGATTTTCGGATGGCGTCGCCCACCGAAGATGCTTTGGATTAACACAGCCAATATGACCATTGCCGCAAGAATGGGCGGCCTGGTGCGCCATTGAAGGCGCTGGACCGTATATCTTGTCGCAAATATAGCGACAAACGTTATGCCCCTTTTTCTTGATACGGAACACGGGGCGTCTTTTGGCTTTTGTATTGAACGGCCAAATAAGACATTCGTCTCCTTCAAACTGGATAACATGCGCATTTAAGTAGGAGAGTGCTGAAATCTTAGGCATAGGCGGCATGCTCCGAATTGAGATGATCCACAACCTCCTGCCATCCTGCTCGGTCGGCTTCGTCCTTGGCTTTCGCTAGGTGCTCTTCGGCGTGGCGGAGTAGTTGGGGCTTCATGGTGAAGTCTTCGGGCTCGTCGTCGGTCATGACCGGCCCTCGGCTTTGGCAATGGCCTTGCGAGCATCTCCAACCGCATTGATCAGGCGGTCCCAATGCTCATCGCCTAGGAGGCGCTTTACATCGAAGGCAAACCCGCCAATTGCTGAAACCTCAGCATTGAGACTTCTCAGCGCTTCCAGCAGCTCAGGAGCGGCGGCGATAAGGCGGGCGTTTGCGATTACTCGGCGGAAATCCCTCGCATCAATTTCTGTCGGCCAAGGAAGCGCTGCGCCAACCATCCCGCCGAGGTTTTCGGCAATAATGAAGCACTCTCCGCTCTCGTCGGTGTATGTAAACTTCCACGGTCCAGCAGTGCGCGTGCTCATCTCAATCACTCCGCTGCATGAAGGTATTCGAGGCGAGCCTCGGCTTTGTGCCCAGTGAAGCTCTCGGCGTCCGTGCGGCGCATGAGGCGCTGGAAGGTGAAGACTTCGCCTCCGAAGCAGCGCATGTCGCGATCTGCGTCCTGGTACTCTTCGTATTCCCAAGCCATCTCAGGATCCGTCGACCATTCGCAGCCTCTATCGAGGTAAAACGTCGTGCCGTTTCGGCTGCATTTTTCGACATTGAAGCGGGTGACCAAAGCCATCATGCACCTGCCTTCCGAGCGGTCAGCATGGCGTCTGCCATTTCGTAAGCAGCTTCGGATGCGTAGTCGGCGGAATCTTTCCCTTCTTTCGAAGCGTCCCGGTAGAGGGCCAATTGGCTCTCACGACTGGAAAGAAGACCGACCAAAGCATGACCGGCAAACCAGTCGCGAAGGCTCATGCCGCCTTGGAAATATTCCTCCGCTTCATACGTCTCCGGAAAGGCTGGACCGCCGTAATCAATCCTGATGCTGTCTGCCATCTGCCTCAACCTCTGTTCGATGCCGATCGACGTTTCGCTTTGTCCCGGTTGGGCGGTCAGTCGTGATCGGCTAGTAGGGAAACAATAATACGGAAAAATACGTATTGCAATACGCAGTGCGGAAAAATCCGACAGAAATAATTTGTGCCGTGCGGATAAATCCGCTATCTGTATACGCATCGTAGTGAGCAACAAGGATTTAGGCTCGGATGCGTACATTCCATAAAGTAGACCCCCGCATATGGGGGAAGAGACCGTTCAAGAAGATGTCTGTCGATGGTAAGTTGGCGATGCTCTACTTCCTCACGAGCGCGCACCAAAACAGCTCTGGGTATCACCACCTTCCAGATGGATACGCGTCACACGACCTCGGTATGGACGTGGAGCAATACGTAAAGGCTAGGAGGGAGGTCGCAGACTCAGGGATGGTCCTTTTCGACGAGGAAACCCACGATCTGTATGTGGTTGGTTGGTTTGAGGAGAACCCGATAACCAATGAGAAGCACTACCAGGGGTGCCTACGCGTCATTCAGGGCGTCGATAGTGAGACCGTGGGAGACGCAGCCATGGAGGAGTTGGAAAAAAGCTATGAAAAACAGCAGCACGCTACCTCTGAAAAGAAAAAGCGAGCGCAAAATAATTCAGGCTATGGCGAGCCATTTTAAGGTATTGATACCCCTATCTATACCTCTTGCCATACATAGAGATAGAGATGGAGATTAGATCGAGACGTGAGATAGGACATTAGAGACAGAGATGAGATCGGAGATCGAGATATGATAACACCATTTTCCGAGAAAATGGCGGCGTCTAAACATTAGAGGTCAAACGCCACTGGTTCCCATTTCCCAATAACGACACCCTTTACCTCAATATCATTGCCTTCATGGCCTGTAAGCTCAATTGGCTTATGAGATGGGTTATTCGATCTAGGCTTTAGAACGACACGCTTTCCGTCCTTGTGGACCTCTTTAAGCGTTGCCTCTACGAGCTGGCCCCCAACCACGGATTTTTCGACGTGGACGCTCATCCCTGTCTTTAGCTGCAGACCACTTCCTACATAATCCACACACACCACGAAGCTGCCGTTCGGGTACAACTGGTCCATGCTGTCGCCTTCGACCTCTAGGGCATATTGCTTGGCGTGGGAGAACCGCAAATCTCTGGCGAAGGTTATCCTTGGCCTTACGACGTCCTGGTCCTCGATCGATATATCCCTGTAGAGGCCTGCCGCGACTTTTCCTATCACTTCCATACCTAACTCATCAGAATGCTCTCCAGCGCGCTCTGTGAGTTCCGAGAGTGGCACTCCGAGGGCGTCGGCGATCTTCTGAGCATCGTCTGCCTTAATGCTCTGCTTCCGGCCCTTAAGGTAATCTCGGATGTAGTCCTTGTCACGGTCGATCATCAAGGCCAGCGGCGCGGCTTGGATGCCGGCAGCGTCCATGGCTTTCATTAGGGCTTTTTTACTGATCAGACTCATGAGTCGCAGGGTACTCGTACGTAAAAAATCGTCCATGCGTAAAAATTCGCTTGATAGATACGGAAAAATACGTATTTAATATCAGGCATGGAACACGAACTTCGCGCCAAATTAATCAGCACTGCCGAGCGGTGCACGCGTCTCACTGAAATGAGTGAGGCAACGATCGGCTTGAAGGCGGTCAAGGATAATACCGTCTTCAAGCGAATCCGCGGGAACGCGGGGTTCACCATCAAGACATACGACCGGCTGATGGCCTTCATGGAGAAGGCGCTGCACGAGAATCGGGAAAATGCAGCATGAGGCGGAACCGGAACGAAAGGAGCAAAGCTCCGGAGGCCTTTGTGCCATCTGCGGCTCGGTTCCACATCTACACGGATGGAGCATGTGAGCCGAACCCAGGCGCTGGCGGCTGGGCCTTTGTGGTCTACGACGAACGAGGTGACGTGTTCTGGGAACAGAGCGGCGGCGACATCGAAAGCACGAACAACATCATGGAAATGACCGCTGTTCTCGCTGCAATCGAATTCTCCCGCGCCAACAAATACGAAGCCTCTGCCGTTCGCATCCATAGCGACAGCCAATACGTCGTTAAGGGCTGCAACGAGTGGCGCCACGGTTGGGCGCGCAAGGGTTGGGAAAAAGGCAAAGCAAGCCTGAAGAACGTAGGGCTTTGGAAGGCGATAGCTGCGGCTCATGACGCCTTCCCATGCAAGATCGTTTGGGTTCGCGGCCACAGCGGCATTCTCGGTAACGAACGAGCCGACGAGCTTGCGGAAGAGGGCAGGGCCTACGCCATCGAACATCGCATCACGTCCATAGAGGAGTTTGCAGCATGAAATACGCACTAGCACTTTCATCACTTCTCATAGCTTCCCCTGCAATGGCTGAAGGGAGCCTCAGGACTGCGGCTCTCACCGCAGTCGGCATCGAGGTATGCGGAGCGCAGGTCCAGAAGGGCGTCCTTACTGAACTCGTCACGCGCGGCGCAGAAGAAACCGACATCCCGGCAGAAGCAGCGGCATACATCGCCCTCGGCATGAAGCTGGCATACACGGACATCATCGCTCGCACTGGGACTGCTGCTGAGTTCTGCGCTGGTTCCAAGACGGCGAGGATTGGGCAATGAGCTGCAATTTCCATGTCGGCCAGAAGGTTGTTTGCATTAACGACGACAAATCCGCCTCCCTTAGATTGGGCTGCGTCTACACGGTTGTCGGCTTGCTTGACCGGATGCTCCCAACGTGTCTTGGAACCACCGAGTATGGTGTGGCTTTGCTTGAGGCTAAACCGAACGAGCTGCACATAGGGTTTGCCTCGTCCAGATTCCGTCCTGTCGTCGAGCGCAAGACTGACATCTCCATCTTCAAAGCCATGCTGAACCCTTCCAAGCAGAGGATAAGCGCATGAGCAACGACGCATTCATGATCCTCCTCGCTGTCGGCGTCCCTGCCGTGGCTATCACCGGCCTAGCTCTGGCGATCTGCGCCACCTCTGGACGCTGCAGCCGCAATGAAGAGCAGGAACTCGATATGGCCTGCTACGCGGCGCTTGAGGGCGATCTACGCAATTTCAATCCTGACGGTCAGTCTTCCTCCCACTGACCTCGGAAGGCTGGGGCCCGTCTCTCCTCTCTCGGGCGGGCTCCAGCGACATTTGCATACGCGGCAACTTCCATTGCGCGAACAATCGAATGGCAATCGAGCCCAAGCTCTCAAACCCCAACTCGGGCTCGATTGCATCACCAATACCATCAGAGGCGGCGGCGGAAGATGGTCGGTGAATGAGAATAACGGGAACCTGGCGGCGGGTGCCTGAGCGAGACGAAGGATCAGCAGCCCCGGCAAGGGCGCTTCCTTCGTCTCCTACCACTGAATGAGTGCCTTTATCTCTCTGCATCTCAACGGCTCCTTGCACGAGACCGAAGATGATAGAGGGACCAAGGAATGTACGGCAATTGGTTTTCCAAAAACGGAAAGAATGTTTCCGAGGATAAGATGACAAGCACGGCGTTGATTGAAGCAAAAGGTTGGGCTGAGCAGCTGATGAACCTCGAGTTCTCAGGTCGCGGCGACCGTGAGAAATCCGCCAGGTATCGGCTCTCCAAGAAAACAGGAGTTCCGGAAAGCTATCTGTTTCGTCTACAGTACAAGACGAGGGAGATGAAGGACGTGGCAGGCGAAGTCTATAGGCAGCTTCGGCTGCACTACGACGCAGTCTGCCTCGCGAACGAGGAAGCAGCGGATCGCTATAGGTCCGAACGTCTAGGGACAACCACTAATGAAGAGACTGACCAAAAGCCTGCTTCGGCGGGGCTGGGAATGGCTGCGCCTAAAACTGGCAAAGCTCGTCCGAAGAAAGCGTGAGTAGGGGCTTGGATATGAAAACCATGACGAGAGAGCGCCTGATGGAAAGGCTTCTTTACGATCCGGTGACCGGCATCTTCACGTGGAAGGCGGTCACCGATGGCAGAAAACATCAGGACAGGCTCAACCGTAACTTCGCCGGGAAGCCGGCCGGCAGCCTCAACATCAACGGATACTGGCGTATTCGCATGGATGGCACCGAGTGGGCAGCGCATCGTCTCGCATGGCTCTACGTCCACGGAGAATGGCCCCCACAGTTCTTGGACCACATCGATGGGGACCGAGAAAACAACGCGATAAGCAATTTGCGGTGCGTTGGGCATGCGGACAATTCTCGAAACATCGGCATGGGCATACGAAACTCGACTGGCGTGATGGGCGTCTATCTCCACAAGCGGTCGAACAACTTCAAAGCCAAAATCGTCCATCACGGCAAAGAAGTCTATCTCGGGATGTTCCCAACAATCGAGGAAGCCGCTGCCGCCAGATCTAAGGCAGCGGCAAAGCTCGGATTTCATGAAAATCACGGTCGAATGGGCAGGCGAGTAGGCCGCCCCTGACGTTCCCCCGGTGGCCCATACCTCCGGTCACCGCAACTGAGCCGTCTAACGGCGGCTATTTTCTTCAATGAGGGCAGCATGAACCAGATCGTCACACAACGCACAGTCCTAGACCTCGTAGACGAATATGAGGAAAAGAACGCCGCGATTGAAGGTGCCATCTCTGCGTTCGAAGCAGCCTTCAGCCAACTGGAGCTCGCTTCCAGCGTCCAAGGGAAGTACGTGGCGCCGGTTACTCGTCACCGGCCGCACCTGTCAGCGCGCGATCTGCGGTCAAACCTCCTCAAGTCTGGATGGAAGGCCATCTATGACCGTCTCCAGATCGACCGCATTGCCAGCGCCAAGGACAAGAAGCTTTTCGAGCGCACGCTTGAGCAGCCGCCAGAACTGACCTTCGATAATGCCAAGGCAACGTTTGGTGATTACCTCATGCGCCCGCGCTACCACATCTTGCGCGGGCTGGCTGAAGTCTTCGCTGACCTGGATCCGGCCTACAAGTCACACTCCAAGGTCAAGATCGGCGTCAAAGGCCTTCCTAAGCGCGTGATCATCTATTGGGGCGAATACAGCGGTTGGGGTCGCGACAAGTTCCGCGATATCGCCAATGCCCTAGCAGCCTACCGCGGCGATCCTCAGATTGAATACGAGGAGATGGCGGAGCTCGACGCTTGCCATCGAGCCGGCAAAGATGGTGTGCTACATGGTCTGGAGCTGAAAAAGTACCGTGGCGGCCAGGATGATGTGATCCTCACGCCGAACCGTGGCTTGACCGTCCGCAAGTTCTCCAACGGTAATGCTCATGTGTTCTTCAGCCCAGACGCACTGCTCGACATCAACCGAGCTCTGGCGGAGTTCTATGGCGATGTTCTGCCAGACGCCGAGGAGGAAGACGCCAAGCCGCAGGCAAGCACGGCAGTATCGAAAGACCTGCAGTTCTATTGGTCGCCCCAAGAGGTCATAGACCGAGCTCTCAGCGTCGCCGGCATCTACAAGCGCGATGACTACTCAGGTCGCGAGGCGCCTGCCCATCGTGTTCTAGAGCCGTCCTGCGGAGACGGGCGGATCCTTGACGAGCTCCGTCGTTGTGGTTGCCGTCCGTTCGGCATCGAGGTTCATGCTGGCCGTGCGGCTGAAGCCAGGGCAAAGGGTCACTCTGTCCTGACCGGCAACTTCCTCGATCAGCCTCCACGGCCTGAGTTCGATTTCGTGGTGATGAACCCGCCGTTCTATGGCCGGCACTACGTCAAGCACGTTCGCCACGCTCTCAAATTCCTCAAGCCAGGTGGCACGCTCGTGTCTATCCTCCCGGCAACCGCCCACTACGACCACCAGGAGCTCCAAGGGCAGTGGACTGACCTTCCGGTCGGCAGCTTCTCCGAGGCCGGTACGAACGTCCCTACAGGCATTCTCAAGATGAGGGCCGCAGCATGACACAGAAGCTCCTCTCCCTCTTCCGCGCTCCCCACAACATGGACACGGCCCAGATTGCCGCACACCTCGGATGGCCAGAATCCCGCGTCTACAATCTCATCAACGCCGAGCGCCGAGAAGAACGCGCCGTCCCTGTCACATGGAAAGACGTAGAGCCGAAAGAGCGCAAGCACGCTCCCACGGCCAAGCTCCGCAAGCTCGTCCCGTTCGCTGGCTATGACGGCAAGGAGGAGCGGATTTGACCATGCGCTTTCATCTTCCATATCCGCCGAGCGCTTGGGATCTATACAACGGCTGGGGCATGAACAGACGGCTGTCGCCAAGCTATAAGAAATGGCGGCACGACGCTGGACACTTCATCAAGATCCCAGCGAAGCCAGTAACCTCGCCTTTCTCGCTCCACATAGCGCTCAAGCGCCAGAACATGCGCCAAGACCTCGATAACCGGTCGAAGGCTGTCCTTGATTGCCTTCAGCATTACGGCGTCATCAAGAACGATAATCTCTGCGAACGGCTGACGATGACATGGGCGGAAGAGCTTCCGGCCGATTGCGTCGTGCTGCTCCAGACGGCGGAAGAAGGATTAGCAGCGTGAGCGACGAAGCAATCATGAGCTTGGCCGAGGAATATTACGAATCCGTAGTCGAAAGAGTGGCCGGTGACCGTGAGGCTATGCCAGTCGGCGGGTGGAAAGGCGAGTTTATCAGGACGATCGGTCGCGCCATCCTCTCCGAGCGCAACCGCTGCGCCGTAATAGCCCGCAACTGGCAGCCAAGCTCACATCAAGACGAACAATACGCCGCCAACTCAATCGCAGACAAAATCATGGTAGGTGAACGATGAACGACTTCAACGAATTCTGGAGTTTGTACCCGCGCCGCGTATCCAAGCGCACCGCCCAGAAGGCATGGGACAAAGAGGTAAAGGCAGGCACAGACCCCGCCGCCATCCTCGCCGGCCTTCGCCGCCAGCTCCCGTATCTCCAAAGCCGGGACATCCAATTCATCCCCCACGCAAGCACCTGGCTAAACCAAGGGAGGTTCGAAGATGAGATCCAACCAATCCAGCGCAGCGGACGCCGGTCGATCGCAGACGCCGCGAGAGACTACCTTGGCAATAGCAGCGATGCTTTCGGGCTTCCCAGCCTCGGCAGGCACTGACCCCGATATGCAGATCCGCGCCTACCTCATGGCCGTTGAAGGAATAGCGCAGGAGGCAATAGCCCGAGCAGCGCGCCTCTTCATCACTGGGCAGGTGAAGGACCATAACCGGGATTTTGCGCCGTCCTGCGCCGCCTTTGCCGAGCAGTGCCGATATCAGCAAGCATCGATCGACGCGGAGAACCGCCCGCGCATCGAGAAGCAACCGGAACCACCGGCAAAGCTCGTCGATCCTCGCAAGCTCAAGCTCCTCAACGCCGCCCTCCAAGGCGACGTATCCGCAACCGAAGAACTGAAACGAATGTTCCCAGGCCTTCCCGTCTGG